TCTTGTCATTGGACTTGTCCAAAGCATCGTCAATCTTCTTCTTTTTCTTTTGGGCGGTATTGGCTTGCTGATTGGTCTTCGTTTGACCCTCATCGTTCTTGGTCTCATCGCCCAATTCGGGCTTCTCTTGGCTCACTTCATCGGCAAGGTCTTCCATATCGTCAATGTCCTTGTCGGAGGGAACACCCTTTCCTTTTCCCTTGCCCTTTTTATCGCCTTCCTGACCATCTTTGTCTTCACCAGAACCAGAACCTTGCCCGTCCTGTTCTTCGCCTTCCTGACCACCTTCCTGACCGTCTTGGCCTTGGCCTTCGCCCTGACCATCACCATCTTCGGAATCATCTTCGATTCCATCGCTTTGTTGGCCTTCGCCCTGACCTTGGCCTTCGCCACCTTCGCCTTGATCGTCACCACTTTCCGAATCTTCGGAGTCGTTGTGGTGCTGATCTTGCTGATTCTCCATAGCGTTCTTGGCCTCTTCGGGGTCTTCCTTCTTGAGCGAAATGAGGTCATTCATCACAATACGCATACCCACGATAAGGGGAGGTTCGCCCGTCTTCAGGGACTCTTCCTTGAGGGTTAGCATATTGAGCTTTTCAGACACCCATCCAGTAGTCAAGATCGGAAGTCCCAACTTTTCGGAAATCATCCAGTTATTGATGAGGTCTTGGGTGATGTTGGAAATCGTGTGGGCAAACTTGGTCTTGTGGAATGGCTTTTTGGCATTCGACTTGAGTTCGTCAATCAAGGAACTCATTTGCTCGACATTGTAGAAGTCGCCCTGCTTGAAATGCAGAACTTCGTGAATGATGATGTACTCGACAGGCCACCAATAGTCTGGGAATTTTCCACCATTGGACTTGTACTTCTTTCCCCGTGCGGAATCCTTGGCGGTGACACCCGTGTAGTATGCCTTAATCATCAACGACTTGAGAAGATCGACATTGAACGCCATCATAGCATGGGGATCACACCATGCGGTCTTGGGTTGATATTCGGGCTTGTTGGGAATGCGACCTTTCTTGACCATCAAATCCCATTTGGAATTGATTGCGCCACCCTTGGGAGACCAGAGCACGAATTCGGGAGTACGGGGCTTCTCGTTGTAGCCATTGTTGATTACCGACCCATTGAAAAGGAACGATCCATAATCCAATCGGATTTGTGTACAGAAGTCGGAGAATACGGAGAGATTGATTTCGGGGAAGTTTTCATCCTCGAATGCCATGAGATCGTCAAGCTGTGGATTCTTTGCGATTTCCATGAGCAAGCCATCGAACGCACCGTCAATCCCGTACTTCGCCATCGAAGTGGTGGATTTCAAATCCTTACGGGCTTCTGCTGACTTCTTGGATTCTTCATTGAGCTTGGCAATGATCTTTTCCTTCGTAGCACCGTATTGACCACCACCAAGACGAATGTACAGGTCGATGATTTTCTCATAACGCTTGTCGGAGGCATCGACCCCCTTGAAACCGTCAATCATCGCAGTGACATCGTGACTTGCGGAACGCTTCTTCCGCATTTCGATGATCTGCTTCTTCAATTCCTCTTTCTTCTTCTCACTGATCTTCAATGGCATAATCGTTCCTTGGGGTTAAGGCTTACATTCTATTTATGGGTTTCAATTCCAGTCAATTCCTTGTCGAAGAATGCAAGGACTGGTGAACCATATATCGGGCGGGTGGGATTGACGATTTCCACAAGCCACCGCCACGCATTCTGTGATTGAGGGAGGTCGATTCCAACGACCTTACCAACACCAAAACAGGTATCAACCACTTCGCCACAACGGAACCTATTATGTGTCCAATTCTGTCTCATAACTTCAATATAACACATTTTCGATAGTTGTGCAATACAAGATACATTATTGATATTGAAAAAGGGATAGGGCATACACCCTATCCCAAATCCCGTCAATTTCATCAATTGACTTACACTTCGGTCACGGATTCAACACCCGCATCGGTCACAACGATTTCGACACCGACCCATTCCAGAGTGTCAATCGGGATGACTTCCACACGGACATCGAGACGGTTCTTGTTGTCGGGGTTCCGCATGACCTTGACACGATAACCCTTACCCGCTTCCTTCGTGGAGGTATCGAAATACCCCTCACCCGAACGCTGTTCAAGGTTGCGATCAACTGCTGTGTACAGACGCTCCATCAAAGCGGGGGAGATGTTCGACCAAATCAGGCTATCACCAATCTGTTCGAGATCGAGACCGATCTTGTTGAGGATACGCCTTACATTGATGCGATCACGCTTGGATTCGGTACGCTGTGCGGTCTTCTGACCCCACATCACATTGCCTTCGGGCTTCTTGATGGAGGTATTGATGTTCTTGGCGTAGAGGTATCCGCAATCGACCTTGGAGAACTCGACATTCTGCTCAATGCCCTTACAGACCGCAACGACCGCACCCGCAGGGGCTTGTGCATCGTTGAACATACGACCCGCCTTCAGGATAGCACGGAGACCTTCGATGGACTTGGGGAGCCACACAAGGCGACCGCTGATCGGATCACGCCTACGGTCGAAACCCGCATAGAACGCACCATAGGACGCATCCTTGAGACCCGCAAAGGCGGGTTCTGCTGTGATTTCCACCTGTTCCTTTCGGATGTCGGTGACTTTGGACACTTGAGCGGTGTACATCGCACCCATGCGGGTTGCGACCACATCATTGAGCTTCTGGGACACGCTGAAAGTGGCATCCAAATCGGGATCAACACAAGTGTCTGCGAGATTCCAAGAAGAATACTCACGAACCTTGAAGAGTTCCCAACCGCTTCCAATTTGAGCGAGACCAGAGGTATGGGTGATGGAATTGACACCGACCTGACCACCAAGAAGGGCTTTGATCCCACTGGTGTTGAATTCGGAACCATCAAACACACCTTCGCTCATGTCAATCGTGCCATCGGAAAAGTCGGAGCCGACACGGATATAGACCAGATTGCGACCCTTTCCATTGATGATGCGATTGGCTTGCATAGCCACGCCACCAGTGGTCACGGAATCGTCAAGGGTGAAGAAGAATTCATCGACAATGGGGAGACCAGTGAAGGTAGTCACGGAAGAATTCGGCTTCTGGTAAACACGGAGGCGAAGAATCTTCCACCACATCGTAGGATACTTTGCGGAAAGACCAAGGACATCCTTTTCACGGATTTCGGTTGTGGAAGTCCAGACGGCATTGCCATCGGTCACTTGCTGTCCGAAATACGGAGTGGTAGGCCATGCGGGTTGAGTGGTTCCAACCGCACCGCTCTTCGTGATGCGCCAAAGGTTTCCATTCGTGTCTTCGTAGAGATCGTTGAGAACGGGGGTGGACGGGGTTGCGCTCCAAGTCGGAGTGATGGTTGTGATGTTGGCCTTCGCACCGACAATCTCGAAACCAATCAGGGTTCCTTCGAGACCGGGTACTGCACTTGCGAGAGTGAAGCCATCGTTGGCAACGGTCATACCATCAAGGGAGACGATCTTGTCGGGAGAATAGCCCTTTCCAAGAGGGAGACTTTCATGGGAGACCACGGAGCTTGTGGGGAGTTCGGCAACACCCGCAAAGGTAGTACCCCATCCCGCATTGTAGGCAAGTCCCGCATAGAGCAACTTGTCATTTGCGACCGCTGTGTCATTGACAACACGGATCACATAGACTTCATCGGATTCGGTGAGTGCTTCGTATGCGACCCACCAAGCATAGCCAAACTTGGCAATGTCGGATGCACCGAAGACGGAAATGAGTTCATCCTGTGAACGAAGACGGACTCTCCGATTCACCGGGCCTTTTGCGAAGTAGCCGACTACGGCAACTCCACGGGTGGAAGCGGGAAGGACACGACCACCAGACTCATCCTTCTCTGCCAGATAAGTGCCGGGCGCATCTTCTTTACGAATGGTGACTGCCATGTTTAACTCCTTGTGGATAAGACCAAATGGTTCTCTATCCTATTTATGCTTTGAAAAACCAATCAGAGAGACGGTATATCATCCTCAAACGCCAAAGCACCGTTTGAATGCCTGTACCCACCGTTCTCAAATCTCATTGAATTGTGGTTCGGTGAATTCGCACCTACCTTCATAGACCCAAAAAAGTCATCGTCCCCACCGCCAAAACCAGAGAATAGGTTGTCGGCTGTGGCACTTTTTCCGAAAATTGACGCAGATTGACGGGAATCGGAATCACCCAACCAGTCACCCGTGGAACCACCGCCACCCATCCAGTCGGCATCCCCGTCACCCATTCCAGTATCCTCGTATCCCAATTCCTTGTCATGGATTCGGAACCGTGCATTGATCTGATTGATACCCTCATCCTCGAATTCGGAGTTGGATTTCAACCAGAACAATGCCCAAAGAAGGCTCATCACACGGTCATCATGTTCGCCCTCGATTGCTTGGAACACATTGTCACGGACTTCTTCGTAGAACGAAAATTCCTTTACGGTCTCTTCATCATTGAGCTTGACCCAATTCGACTCGATGTATTCTCGTAGGGCGATATTGCCAATGGCCTTGTTCTTCTTGTTCGAGCGAACACCGAAGTAATCCTTCTCATAGGAAACCAGACGGTCATATCCAAGTTGTTCAAAGATTCGTTCGCAAAGGACACCACCAAGATCGTTGTTCTCGACAATGATTTCCGAATTGTTGTAATACCGTGCGATTGACACGCAGATTTGGGCAAAGTCGTTGATTGGGGTATAGTTGTCGGCAAAGACCGCAACCTGTTCTGCTTTGTGCATTCCATAGATTCGGAGAACCTGTACGATGGAGTAATCACCACCGACACCCTTTCCACTGTCCACGGCAAGGATGTAGCTTGCGCCCTTGGAAGGCTTCTCCCATATCTTGAACTTGTCATCGAAATGACGGACGATTGGTTCTGGGAGTAGCTTCAGTGCCATTTCTTCAAGGCATTCTGCATTGATTAGAGTCTTGGACGATCCAAGGAACTTGCACTCGAATTCCTGTCTCCATGTCGCCAAGCCTTCCGTTTCAATAATCATCTTCTTGAATTCGGGCTTGGTATAGTTCGGAACTTCGGTATAGTCGATCTTGACGGGTACAAGCATACCCTTACCCGCTTCGGCCTTTCTCCACATTCGCCAAAACTGGTTCATTCCCTTGGGGGTACTTGTCGCAAACAATTGAGCCGATTTTCCAGATAGGATAGTCGGGAGAACCGACTTCATAAAGTCATCGGCGGCGTGTTTTGGAATAAATGCGTATTCGTCAATGTACACGCAATTATGGACTTTTATTCCATTGGAGTAGAAACAATGGATGTCTTCTACATTGAGTAGATCATATACATCCTCTTCGCCAACATATTCGATTGATGCTACATTGGATTGACCATGTACTGTATCGACCATATCGTCCGATTGAAGAGCATCAAGGCGAACCCACCCACGGTATGTAGAGAATTCGTGATTGTCCGTTGCACCAATCGTCAATCCATTTGATAGGTTCAATCTCCAAGTTTTCTTAAAGCCATTGTTTACACACCCTTCAAATCGTTTCCATCCTTCATCGGTGAAGACTTCAATGTCTTGTCCCCACAAATCCCCAAACGCTGTACTCGAAGAATTGCTGATTGACGCATCTTCTCTCGTGTCTCTTCCGATATGATTCCACGAACCCCCTTCAACGGAGACGGTTTCCCTTTCCGTTGTTGGCTCATCAATTCTCGTGATTTTTCGCTTCGTTTCATTCCACGATGTTTTTCCGCTGTCTTGCGAATCTTCTCTGGATTCTTGTTCATTTTCACAACATACGGACGGGGATTCCCCGTATTCGCTTCCGATATTTTCCGCTTGTGTTCGTTCGTCTTCGGAACGCCCTTCAAATTTCCTTTCTTGGAAACCGATATTCTGATTCTGGTTTCTTTCGACAAAGTTTTTCCCTTGTTGGATTCCGAAATCCGTCTCTTCCATTCCTCTGTCAAACGAACTCCTTTCATCCGTTTCGATTGACTCTCTGCCAATTGACGAATGGCTACTTTCTGGGATTTCCAGTCCATCCCCACAAGTTTTCCCTGTCTTCCCGACATCATTTGAGCATAAGCGAATAGCATTTTCCGCAAATGTTGTCCCGTGGTTATTCTGGTCAATAAATGATGTGCTACCAAATGAGCTTTTACGCTCAATCGCTTCAGGTTTGACGGAGCATCCGTACCACCAAGGCTTCGTGGGATTATGTGATGGAGTTCGGTCATACCGCTCCAATCCGAAAGCATTATTCGGTTGTACCAATCCAGATATTTGTTTTTCAGAAACAGGTCGGTCATTACCGAAATATACATTGTTTAATTTGACGAATGTACTTTCATCCTGTTCGTTCAACCCCCGCATTGTCGTTTTATAGACTTCGCCATTTGCGAAACGGACGATTACTTCACTACGACCAGACAAACAATGGAAGGTTTGACCACGGATCGAATCGCTCGTAGTCGAACCAGACACCACCATAGAACCGTTCTCAAGCTCAATCGAACCCTTGCTCCACCCACCGTCCTTGACACCGGGTTGCATCCAGAGTGGCAAAAATTCGTAGGCTTGCTTGATGTCACGGATCACCTTACGGGCGTTTGCGCCCTTGTTGGCGATGATGGCAAC